GCTAATGTGAACAACATTATTACCAATCTTCTCCAAAATCACAAAGACTTTAAAAATGCAAAAGTCGTAAGAAAAAAGGTTCAACTCAAATTTCTAGATGATGATAATTTTGATGGGGGAAATCCATTTGGAATAGCAGACAGCAAGGCTGAACTGCTAGACGAGGAGTGGATAATGGGGAGAAAGACTCAGGAGTCTAAGGTATTCGTAGAATTCGAATTGAATTCTCCCTTAGATTTAGAAAACTTTAATGTTAATTCTAGAGGAGTCCAAGCTAAGTTTTGTTACTGGCAATATAGGGGGGAGGGGTGCCGATACCAAGGGCTCCCCATCGAGCAAGAAGATGGGACTCCTTTTCGAAATCCTGATGATGACCTAGTGGCGCCCCAATATATCCCCCCTGAAAATGACGAGGGGGCGCCCTCACAGAGTGATTTTTTTAATGACCCAGCTGCCATATGGAAGGGATCTAAAGGATATGTCTCGGGAGACATAGTCACAATAGAAAGCCCCACAATACTCCTCCCTCCACAGGGAGGGAATGTTAATGCCAGAGGAGTGCCCCTTAAAACTGTTTATGTATCTGTAGCTGGGTTTGAAGGAAGCTTCAACTCAGGGAACAATCCTGAAAAAAACCCTAGTTACTGGCGAAAGGATGGTTGCACTAAAAAATTAGACGCATGTCAAAAGCGATTTAATACAGCCGCAAATGTGGATTTCTTGGGGGCCACTCAGGGCGAACAAACCTTCCCAACGGTTAAGTTTTCAGGAGCAAGCGAAGGCAATGTAAACTATATTAAAAATAGCGGCCTATTCCACACAACAGAATCTGGTGTTACGGGAGCATTAGACCCAAGAAAGGAGTGGACTCTTGTTGGGTGGGCAAACATTAATGAACTCTCTCCTCGGGGAGCAGGAATTTTTAGCACCTCCCAAGCCGATGGCGATGGGTTCCCCGCAGGTAGATTTGTAAATATCAACCGCAACTCAACGTGGAGCCAACGAAACACAGATAAGTCTAATGACATCCAAGCTCAATACATTGGATATAAACTCCACGAAACCTCGGCTAGCTCCTCCAACAATGCTTACCGAACTCAATCTTTAGGTAACCTCCAACAAGCTGATGCGGGTAATGAAAAGTGGCACCAGTTTATTATTAGGCATCGCACAGGAAGCGCGAACTTTATTAATGGAGAAGGGGAGGACGAAACTACTGTGATAGAATTCTTTGTAAATGAGAGGAAATTCTCCCACAGCGCCGATAGAGAACAGATCCAAAATAATTTAGGGAACTTTGCATCATGGAATAAAAGAGCAAATGCCACATGGGATAGCTCCAAGCCGATGCTTCCTGAAACATTTATGATTGGAGCACAGGAGTTTTTCAGAGACAGAGATTATTACGATACTGGCCCGTCTTTTATCTCTACTATTAATGGACATATAGGGATGTGGGGATTGTGGAATAGGGCTTTAAAGGAAGAGGAAATACGTTTTTTGAGAAAGTCAATCGTCTCCCCCTTCGCCACCAGTAACTCCTACACTCATATTCCACGGACATACGACGAATGCGTCGGAAGGATGAGTACCTTAACAGGGGGCACGGGGTGGAGCGATCCCGCAGGGGAGGTGGTGCCCGAAGGAACAGCCCCCCTTCTTTATGGAGAGCATAGCTTAGTCGCGTGGTGGGACGGAACCACAGGAGACACAAGCATCGGCAATGGACTCCTTGATGTCCACACAGGGGGCAATCATTTAACGGGAAGCGGGGACTTTTCAGGAGTCAATAAAACCTATGAAGACGCATCTATACACTCTCTTGCCAACCCCACCCCCTCTAACCCTAGATTTGGAGGATTCCCAGGAACTGATGGATTTAGCTACGGGAGAGATGGAGGAGCATATTAAAGAGGAAAAGAAAGCCCTTGAATATATCAAGAAGCTTTCTCACCAAAATTTCAAAGGAGAAATCTGTGGCTTTTTGGGTTACGATTATCAGACAGACCGATATATAATTCAAAAAGAAGAGAACATCGCCCCCGACCCTTCTTCTCTTTTTTTAATCAACCCTTTGAATTATTTACTCTTTAAGGATGCCTATGAAATGGTCGCTATTTTCCATAGCCATATTGTGGGAGATGAAAGTGCATCAGAGTTTGATGTGAAAATGGCTGAAAATTGTTGCCAACCATTTTTAATATACAGCTTGAATAGTAAAAAAATAAATATTTATACCCCCGAAAACACAGAAGCAGATGTAAAGATACTAGAACGGATTAAGGCTGTAGCATGACAATTATAAGATTACATGGAATTCTCGCAAAGGAATACGGTCAAAATTTCTGCCTAAACGTAGGAAATCCTAAAAATTTGCTACACGCCATCGACGCTAACAGGGATGGATTCATCTCAAGGATTATACAATTACAAAAAGAGGGGTGTGTGTATGAGATTATTATTAATAAAAAAAGACTTAATAATCAAAAGGAACCACAAAATTATGATTCCTCCCAAATTATTGATTTAGTCCCAGCCATTACAGGCTCGGGTCCAGCGGTTTTTTTACCTTTGGTGGGCGAGAGCGTCCTTCTAGCTAACATCGCAAGTGCTGTATTTTTTGCAGCAATCTCTTACGCTTTAGCCCCCACCCCCGAAGTACAACAAATAGAAGCCACGGCCCAAGCGTCTAAAGCGTCTATGGTTTTTAGCAATAACGTTAATACCGCAAGTCAGGGAGCCCCATTACCCATTGGATACGGGCGTTTAAAAGTAGGATCTCAGGTGATACAGGCCACTATTAAATCTTATCCCCAACACCAACCAGTTGATGAGGCTTTAAAAGCGGGGCAGGAAGGCTCAAATATAACAACTAGCAACCGCCGATAATAATGAATCATGTATTAAAGAAATTGCAGATCGCTGGGGCGGGTAAAAAGAACAAGCCAAAACCCCCCATTTATAAACCCCCCGAGATGGGACAACTGCAATATGGAGCCTCCTTTAGTTATTCTGAAACTCTCGATCTGATTAGTGATGGCCCTATCGCGGGATTGGTTAATGAGGGGGGAGAGGTAATGAAGGGAATAAATATCCTGAAAGGGATTTATTTAGATGACACTCCTATAGCGATATCAAATGACAACACCGCTATACAAACTGATCTCTCGGAACTGGAGCGAGATGCGATGGAAATCAAGTCCATGGCCTTGGAAAGCGGCGCCAATACAGGAATAAGAGGACTGAGGAATTTTTTTAAGGGAGTAAACAGTCAAAACACCCGTAGCCCAGATGGGAAAATATCTACTTTTTATGGGGGACCGTTAGACAGGGGGGAGCGTCTTACGTTACCTAATGTAACGTTTTTGTATTTGAAGCTCAGAGCATTGAGATACCTCCCCGAACTCGCTCCTGGGTGGTCTCAATCAGGGTTGTTTATTAGAGCTTTTATCGAAGACACTTACACCTCCCAACGTTTTTATTGGTATCTTGATGGAACCCTAAATTATGAAGGTCACGGGGACTCCCAAAATGACGCAATTTATAGAAATGAAAGGTTTCCTCGGGGGAATGACATAAACGGGATTTCTCATCGCGTTGAGGCAATACAAACGAATACAGGAACAGGTTTCCCTCAATCTTTATATTGGACAGATGCTAACACGTTAGATAGCTCCAAATTTTTTCTGGGGTTTCAACCTTCGGAAGGGCAATCTCTCGGACAATTTACTCAGACAACCGATGCCGCTGAAAAGTTTGTCGAAGACGAATTAGCTGCTATTCTTGCTCTGTGGAATACCAGCAACGAACAGGGGGGTAACTCATTCCAAAGAGAATTAGCAGCAAAAGCTATTAGTGAATTAGCTTCAGGTTGGGATGGAAGCCAAACAAATCTAGCAGGGTTGCTATCAGAGAGAGTAAACGAAAGCAAAGGATTGTTTGTTGTAATTAAGGTTGAAGAAAATAATTCTAATCTCGATCAAACTGTTCTCGATGGGGATGATAACTTACTCGATATGCAGAGCGTTCTTTATGGAGCTAACGAAAGGTGGAATCTAGAGACCGCTCTGGGAAATGTTCTTCACGGCGGCTTCCAAAAATTTGATGTTACTTGCCCGACAGTAGACACCGATGGAAAGTTAACAGGAACTATGCGTGGGTTTGTGCTTTTGCGTTTCAAATATAACTATCAGACTGCTAACCAATTGGTTACAGGCTTTGGATTCCGCAACAATGGCGGGAATCTTTTCCAAACATTTACTATAGCTTTTGCGGAGCCTCTGAATAAGTTGTTCGCTGATATACACTCTTTACAATATACACATGACCCATCGGGCGACGTAGAACGTATAAACGAATACCAAACTTCTTCTAATTTGAAATTTAATTATTCAAATGTCTTAGCGGAAGTCAAGACGGGAGAAGAGGACCAAGAACCTTTAAAATCCTTCCAAAGAATATTTATTGATCATCTTTATAATAAGGAGCTTTACGGACCTTTCGGAACAGCTTCTGCAAGCGGTAATCCCACCGTGCAAGGAGACCAGAAAAACGCACCCCAAAGAATTCACGCTAATGCCGACCTGCTTACTCGCGAGGAAGTATTAGATTTAAACGCAACAAATTTCAACACAGCAATGGAAGGAGAACTTCCCATAGATGAGGGAAGTGATGACATACGATATAGTAGAGGAAATAAAAACTATTCTAAGTGGGGAGCTAATTCTTTAATACATTGGGACGAAGCGTCCATACCTGCCACTCATACTGTATATAACCCCAATGTCACGAAAGCTTTTATTACATTAAATGTACAGGCTCTACAAGATACATTAGTGAAGAAAGTGGATGATGTGGGTGGTGACAGCGACGTAGATTTTGAAGTGGGGCATAAATTTCCCACGGTTTTAAACATAAAGGTAGAAATAGGAACAGCAGGAAACTATACGAATGGCGCGAAAGGCGGCGAAGATGTTTCTGATACCTATAATTATAGAATAGTCGCATTAGTAGAGGGGGACACATTAATTGATAACGGGAATCCCGACAACACCTCAAGCCCATCTCATAAAGAGTATGTTGTTAATTTAGATGACAGGCAGACGAGCTTGAATATACCTTTTAATCTCCCCCCCGCGAAGATAACTCCAACCACAACCTTTAACGCAGACACAACGGAAGGACACGAAAGCGGAACGGCCTATCAGGATAGTGTGCAAAAACGGTTTATTAGAGTAACTAAATTGTCCTACGAGACTAATTCTGTATTGATAAATAAAGTAGTATCCCTTAATAAGGTCACCGAAATTATTGAAGCGAATTGTCCTTACCCGTTTTCAGCAATTGTGGGGACGAAGCTAGACTCCAGAGCTTTCTCCTCTATCCCCAAGCGCAGTTTTGACTGCAAACTAAAATTAGTAAAGACTCCAAGTAACTACCTCCCCACAACAGACGACGGAAAAGATCGAAGGTATTACAAAACTAACAAGGAGTTCACGGATACCACAAAAGATAATAAACTTGTATATGTAGGAGACTGGAACGGAGAATTCCATAACGAACTGCAATGGACTGATAATCCTGCTTGGATTTTATATGATCTTCTCACCAACAATCGTTATGGGATGGGAAGTCATATTGATGAATCAAAAATTAACAAATGGCAACTCTATAAAATAGGAAGATTTTGTGATGCGGTAGATGACGATGGTTATTTCGAAGGAGTGACTGATGGAAGAGGGGGGAAGGAGCCTAGATTTTCTTGTAATGTGGTTTTTGATCAAGGACAGAAAATTTATGATGCCATCACAACAATCACCGAAATATTTAGGGGAAGAGTTTTCTTTGGCAACTCAGAAATAAACTTTGTCGATGACCGTCCAAGAGAGCCCATTAATTTGTTTACTAATGAATCTGTAAAAGAAGGTCAGTTTTTCTATTCAAACAATAGAAGAGATCAACAATATAACACTATCGAAGTAAGCTTTAAAGATCGCTTCGATAATTTTTCCCCGAAAGTCGAAGTCATAGAAGACGAGGAAGATATTAA